CATTTTAGACCTGTACTTTTCTCTAATTTATCTGCAGCTTGTTCTAATAGTTCACCCCGATGGGCAAGGACGAGAACACGCTCGCCCTTTTTCACTCTGTCCTCAATAACCTTACTGAAGACGATCGTTTTACCACATCCAGTTGGTAGTACCAATAATGTTTTTCTTGTTCCATTTGCCCACATTTCTTGAATCGCTTCCCGGGCATCTTGTTGATAATCTCTAAGTTTCATAGTTTACCTCCTAAAATTGCCCTGGCGTGAATCCGCCTTGTTGTGGATTATTTGTAGGAAATGGCGTTTGCTGCTGTTGGCTCTGTTGATAATTAGGCTGCTGATAATTTGGTTGTTGATAAGCAGATTGATTAGGTTGCTGATTAGGTTGTTGTCCAAAGACTTCCTCATATGGATAGAACTTCTTAACTTGGTTATTCGTTTTCTCGTTTCCGTCATTTCCAATGAATTTATTGATTTCAAGCTTCAACTTACCTTTTGAACCGATAACAGTATTCCAATTCATTCTTAGCTTTTCGCCTTTTTTCTTTTGACCAATCCCTGCAAAAAATGCAGATAATAACCCTTCTGTTTTTGTATGCAAGAATAAGTTATGAAAAATAATTACATCGCCATGTTCTGGACTATGAACAGTTAATTCTAATTTTGCTTGATTACAAGGAGGCATTTTAGCACTTCCTGCAAATCGAGCACGTTCAAATTTTGTTACCGTAAAATCGTAGTCACCTTCTGGTAGGACTATAAAGTCACTACCATCCTTTTCTATCTCGTCATCCCAACTTAGTTCTCTTTCTTGATTCATCTTTTTTACCTCCTGGTGATTTTTTAGAATGGCATATTTTTTCTTGTCTCTTCAATCATTCCGTATACTTGCTGCCATGCTCCGACGAGTACCCCATTAATAAAACTCGGATCATAATTAGTAATTGGAGTATCCATTGGGTAGTAGCCTTTTTGACTTACAACAATTTGGATTTCTTCTTCTGAAACATTATGCTGCACCATCAAATCTCGTAAACTCTGTGGAATTAACGGATTCAAATTGGTTGTAGTTGGTGCTGGTTCCTGATTAGTTGTAGGCTGAACTTGTTCAACTGGTGGCTGCTCAACAACAGGTTGAGTAATAGGCTGTGTTTGTTGCACAGGAGCAGTTTGTTGAATAGGTGCCTGTTGTTGCGTTGGCATTGTTTGGTGTACAGAAACTTTATTAAAAATATGAGCAATATACGAATAATCTAATGGGAACTCATCAGGTAATCCATGACGGTTTTTAGCATCCCATGCTGGATGGTGAGTGGCGTAAATAGTACGCACGCCACCCTGTCCTTTATGCTTCTTGCCTTTTTCATCAGCTGCAACGCTAAATGTTTTATAGTTCATAAACAGAACCATATCTGCCCATTCCTTCGTTAATGAAGCTGTTTTAGCAGTAGTTTTATTTCCTAGTTTCAATTCGTAACGATCATAAGCTCCCATTTCATCCGGCTGTTCAAATTTAGTGATTTTCGCATGAGCCGTAAGGACAACATTTATTCCAACTTCCACTAAGTCTTGCAGCTTGTTTAAAAACTTACCGAACTCTTCTTCTAATTGGATAAAACCTTCCCCATATCCGAAATTAGTAATACTCGCTTTGTTTGCTCTAGTAGTAACAAATTCAATCGTTAATCTTTCTGCCCAATCGACAGTATCAATAACTAATGTTTTGAAACGACCACCTTGAGCCTTCACCCATTCCACTTGTTGATTTAATTCAGTCCAACTAGAAGGTTTTTTCAAACGATCGACTGTTAATTCTGTAGTGGATCCTTCAGTATCTATAAAAATAGGACTGGGAAATTGTGCTGCAAGAGAAGATTTACCGATACCTTCAGGACCATATAAAACTACTTTTTTAGCTTTCTCGATTTTCCCACTTATGACTTCCATTAAAATTCACCTGCTTTCCATGTTTTCGTTTCTACTGGTGGCTGTTGTGCTGGTGGTTGAACTGGTATATTATCCTGGCCAGCAACATATCCATCCTCGATAATGATGGAGCATTCTTCCCCAGTGCTAACTCTTGTAGCAATGGCCTGTAATCCTTCTTGCTCTAACCATTGGCCAAATTCATTGAGTGTATCCATATCCATCTGTTCCAATTTGTCTAGTAGGATAAATCCACAGTTAGGCTTCAACTTACGGACAATAGCTGTGGATACGCGTAATTGGTCAGCGCCACTCATGTTATCCCATTTTTGCCCTTGGTAGATTAACTCTCCTTCTTCGACTGACAATCCTTCTAGCGGTAAATCAGCACTTGCAAGTAACTCTGTTTTTTGTTTTCTTACTTCTTCAATAACGGAAGAAAGCTTATCGTACTGTGCTCTATAATCACTAGCATCTGTTTCAGCTTTATCTTTATCGAGATTTGCGCGCACTTTACGGTTTATCTCATCGATTTGCTGGATATTAGCTTCTAGCGCTTCTGTTGACTCATCGACTAAATCTAAGGCATCTTTTTGGGCAATTGCTAAATCGTTACCTAATGCCATGTAAGCTGCTTCTGCTTCTTGTAATTGTTGTCTTAATCGTTCAACTTCTTGTCCTTTATACGCATATTGCGCTTGGATTTTTTCAAGGTTCTGACGCTTGCGTTGGTTTTCACCATTACGTGCTAAAATTTCTTGTTGTTGCTTAATTAAATCTGAAGCAGAAATCAACTCTTTTGGAGCATCAGGAAAATATGGCTGCTCTTTTGCAAATTTTGATTTTTGGTCAGCGATCTGCCCTATCGCTCTACGTTGGTTATATAACTCTTGCTCTTTACGCTCTAATTCGAAAAGTTGATTACCTACACCGATGATTCGCAATAATATATTCGCTTTTTCTTTACTAGTCGAATTCATGAATTTTGGAAGGTCAATCGCCAATTCTTCTACAAAACTATTTAATAATTGTTGGCCAGCCTTTTGACCGTTCGGATCAATAACTTTTAACTCACTGTTTTTTCCTTTTCTTTCTACAATCAGTCCATTTGATAGGACAATATGAAGATACGGAGGAATGACACTTCCTTCACGTTCTGCCTTGCTGGGACGGTATTTATTTCCGCCTAATCCCCAGGCAATAGCATCTAGCACACTAGTTTTTCCTTGCTTATTTTTACCGCCAACAATGGTAATACCATTTGCTGTAGGTTCGATTTTCACTGCTTTAACACGTTTTATATTTTCTATTTCAAGTTTGCTAATTTTAATCATTACGTTATCCTCCGATTCGTGTTAAACTATTAATAAGTCATAATTTCCTGGGATCCTTATTGGCGTGAGGATCCTATTTTTGGTTATCCCAATTAACTCGAAAGTAATTTTCATAATAAGCAAGGCCCAATGCCCCTACTTTCTTTTCAGTATTAATTCCGCAAATGTACCCATTTTCATTCAGATAATCTCGAATAACACGAAGTTCTCTAAGGTTTGAATCGCTATAGATTTTTCTCTGCCATCCTGTATAACCTTTTAAAGCAGACTCTTCAATACAGGCAATAATTTCTTTAAAAGTTTTCCCGTTAAGAACAATTTGTTTAAATTCTTCTTTGCCTTTATTGCTTAATTCCATCAACTCTTTAGGAGTCGGTAGTTTATGCTTGTCCAATTACTTCACCTCCCTTCAGGTAACTTTCTTGCATGTCCTCAACAGTTAAAATCTCACGTAAATTTGTTGAATACTCTACGTTATCTAACTTTGTTGAATAATCACCGTCCGACACATAGTCGACAAGACATTTACTGATTGTCATTACTTCACCTTCTCTCATTGTTTCGTGACATCATTTTTCGACATGATGGGTAAAAAGGAAAGGCTATTCAGCCTCAAAAACTTTTTCCATTGACGTAGCTACCGTCTTAATTAACAAAATTGGTTATGCTTTTTTCTTCGTTAGGATGGTTACTAGCTCACCATTTCTTCGAACCGTCTTGTTTTCGTATTCGTTTACTATGGCTGGAATTTTTCTTTCCTTCACCCAGCAACCATCTAACATTTTGGATAACCCGACAGGAACATTTACTGGAAATTCGCCTACTTTCATAGATGTAACTTCAATCATTTGGAACTCCTATTCTTGGGAGCAGGCTTAGATAGCAACTCCTTTACAATCTCTCTCATTATTTGTTCTTTTCTTTTCTGCTTTTCGTTGATTTCCATGTTTACCCTCCTTTTAAAAGTCGCCTAATTGTTGACTACAGAAGTAAAAAAAATGGTCCAATCCAACTCCAGCTTATCTGCTATCCTTTTAGCCAGCTCAACAGAAGGCTCCCTTTTAAAATTCTCAATAGCGTTGTAGTACTGTCTGGATATTTTCAGATCTGCTGCAATTTCTTCCTGCGTTAACTTTAGTAACTTTCTTTTCGCTTCTACTATGCTTGATGAAGACATCTTATCACTTCCTCTCTTATGTCGCCTATCTGTTGACTTAATGATAAATCATCTATTTGTTGATGTCAACTTATAAATTACAAATATTTTATAAAATTGTCGCCTGTTAGTTGACATTCGTTATTATATCAATTAAAATTAGGTCATAAGGAGGTGAAAAAATTGTACGGGGAAAAATTGAGAGAGCTTAGAAAGATAGAAGGCTGGACCCAAGAAGAAGTTGCAAAGAAGATTGGAGTCAGCAAGCAGACGTATTCTCATTACGAGAATGAAAAAAGAAGACCAAGCCTAGATACAATAAGGGAATTATCAGCTGCATACAATGTTGATATAGATGCAATATTTGCAGATGAAAGTGTAGAAAAGGTTGAATCTATGGTGAAGCTTCCAATCGTAGGAGCGATAAGCTGTGGAAATGGAGCTATTGCTTACCAGGATATCGAGGGCTATGAGGATACTCCCAAGTCCTGGTTAAATGGAGGAGAATATTTCTACTTACGTGCCAAAGGTGACAGCATGATCAACGCAAGAATCTTTGATGGAGACTTACTACTTATCAGAAAGCAATCAACAGTAGAAAGTGGAGAAATTGCGGCCGTATGGTTAGATGGCGAAGCAGTCTTAAAACGAGTTTACTACTCCGACGGCAAGTTGGTCCTTCAGAGTGAAAATCCTAAATACCCACCTAGAATAGTAGATAATACCAACGAAAGCTTTATCATTGGAAGATTAAAAAAAGTAGTATTAAATTTCTAGCTAGATGTTTAATCATCGGGGGAGAGCGACGGCTCTCCTTTTGTATAGGGAGGAGGAATTGTGTTGGTCCGTCAAAAGAAAGATAAGAAAGAAGAAATAATGCAGGTGGCGGTGTATATCCGGGTTAGTACCCAAGAACAAGTTGAAAACTACAGCATTGAGTCTCAAAAAGAAAGAATCGAAGCATACTGTAAGGCAAAAGGATGGGGCATTTACGATGTTTATATTGATCCTGGTTATTCCGGATCCAATACAGACCGCCCAGGCCTGCAGAGAATGCTACAAGACGTAAATAAAGTAGATGCTGTAGTTGTTTATAAGTTGGACAGGCTATCACGCTCTCAACGGGATACACTTGATTTAATAGAGGAACATTTTTTAAAGAATAATGTGGATTTTGTTTCCATTACAGAGACGCTAGACACTTCCACACCGTTCGGAAAAGCAATGATAGGTATTTTATCCGTATTCGCTCAACTTGAAAGAGAGACTATTGCAGAGCGTATGAGAATGGGTCATATTAAGCGTGCTGAAAATGGATATAGAACATCCGGAGGAGATTACGACCCTGCAGGGTATGTTCGAGTTAACGGGAACCTAGAAATAAAAGAAGATGAAGCGCAGCATATTAAGCTGGCATTTGATTTATACGAGCAATATCTATCAGTCACAAAAGTTCAGAACCGATTAAAAGAACTGGGATACAAAGTATGGAGGTTTCGACGATACCATGATATTTTACACAATAGATTGTACTGCGGATATGTAAGTTTTGCAGGTGAATATTATGTTGGTAAGCACGAGTCAATTATTTCTGAAGATCAATTTGAAAGAGTGCAGGAGCTATTATCAAGAAACAAGGGCAGAAATGCGAATAAAGCAAAAGAAAGTCTTTTTACGGGATTAATAACGTGCGGTTGCTGCGGAGAAAATTACGTCACATACACTTGTACTGACAGAGGAAAAAAGTATCGATATTACCTGTGTCGTGCAAGAAGGTACCATGCTGAATATGATAAAAAATGCATGAATAAAAATTGGAATTCAAAAAATTTAGAAGCTTTAATAGTGGATAGAATAAACAACATGATCACTGATAAGTCCTTTATTAATCAGGAAATGGAGTTAGTCGACTATGATAGATTACTCAGAGAAATAGATGACAAGGAAGGACGATTAATTGATCTGTACACCATTAAAAAAATGGATAAGAATAAGCTAGCTGAAAGATTTCAAGCATTAGAAGAAGAAAAGTTAGAACTCACGAGGAAGAAAGTAGCCCAAGAGAAGAAAAAGACAAATATGATAAGTGAAGACGATTTAAAACAGTACTCACTCGATTTATTAACGGCTGAATTTCCCGAAAGACAAGCTATTGTTCAAAAGCTAATAAAACAGATATATATCAACGGGGATACTGTAGAAATCGCTTGGAATCTATAATATCTGTACTTATGCATTCATATCTGGCTATTCAAACGGCCCAGATAAGGAGCTCCGATTGTACCTCGATAATATGCTCCATTTTCTCTGATGCCACTTGCTGTCCTTGCGAAAGCCTGCCGCTCCATTGTAAAGTGATCTTTGATGTTTCTTGATCTCGTTCTGGTCCGTGACATGTAATTAATGGGGTACATTAACCATTTTCGTAATGTGTTTGGATTTCTTGTTCAGAGAAGGGGAGTTCAGCTAGTAGTAAAGCTTTACCTTGGAGCGTGGCTTGGAGTTGTGGATTAAATGGATAAGCGCTATTAAGCGACGGCGTTATCAGTTGGTTTTGGGAAGCATTTGAGATTCGGAAAGAGTGAGGGGAATTACTTTTCGTTGGGAGTAATATATTGTCCTTTTGATAAAAACGCATTATTTTCCTCCTAGTTCTGATTTACATCAATTTAGAAAAAATGTTTTCCGTCCCATAGGCGTTAATCATGCGGAATAAAGCATTCATCACCTGGCAAAAAACAAAGTGGAAAATCCACGTCCTTTCCCCCCTGTATCCTGCCAACTTCCCTTGATAAATGGAATATTAGGATGATGAGCTCTATTGCTCGAGAGCAAGGCCTCTAAGTGGAGCGCTCGATATGGATATTCAATTGGTTTACGATTAACTGCTCACTTCCTTTCTTTTTTATACTGAATTTATTCTATACTGCCATTTGAATTCCTGCCTATTTGATAAAAAAGGACTAGTGAATAAAACCAATTGCTTTTGTTTACTAAACTGCAATTTGGTAACTACATAATTTAAATTTTTTATCGTTAGTCGATATAAAATATAATACCAATTTTCAGTTTTTATATTAACTGGTAATAAAAAAGGAGTGTCGTTATGCAAATTAATCTTTTGTTTGAAGGAGCAGTAAAAGAACAATTTAAGCAACAAGTATCGACCAATACAGATGTACTAACGGGGCAGCCACTAGGTGGGAAAAAGGAAATTGAAGTAGAGCGTGACGGAAAAGCTTTTACTTTAAGATTCTCTGATGAAATCAAACACCTAAAAGCAGCGACAGATGAAGAAATTGCACAAATGTTTGCTCAGCAAGTAGAGGACCCATCTGATATTTTTTCATATCGTCCGCGAGACCAATGGCTTATTTTCAGTCAATATTTAAATGATAATGGTATCTTTGATGGGAAGAATGCGAAGGATATTGAAGAAATTGAAAATCTACTTGTAGATATAACGGATGGCTTAGATAATTTAGATATTGCTACACCAAAAGGCCGAGATATAAAATCTGGAAGCAAACCTATTACACAGCAATTAACTTCTGCTGAGGCACAATTAGAACTCGCCTCTTCAACAGCTGCATTACAACTATTTAGTGAGAAATATGTTACAGGCGATGCGAAAGAGGGCTTTCACCAATTGATTGAACAATACACAAAGCGAAATGAAAAACGTGTATTGAGTTATAAGTCAATCGAAGAAAAATTTTATCAAGGGCGTGCGAAGATTTATGAAACACGACATATGGATGCATCTTCTTTAAATGCCAAACAAAAAAATAATTTATCGATTACAAATAAACTAGGCAAAATCACTTATACAGAAGCAGAAATTTCCAAAATGATTGAAGGTTATAAAGAAAAATTCGGAATGCTTCAAAATAAATCAGATGTTGATGTCCTCATTGCTAAATTGCAGGATGAGCTATCGAAGTTTGTTACAAAAGGTATTTCTAAACAAGATAAAGACTACGAAGCAGCAAATAACTTCGTTAAAGAGAAAACAGCAAAAACTTTTGAGCGCATTGCAGATTATTGGAAAAAATTATTATAATAATATACAACCCCATACAAAATAACGTTTCCAAATCAAAGTTTGGGAACACACCCAAAACCCGTAAACGTTGATTTAACAATGTTTACGGGTTTTTACATAATGGAAGATTTCAAAAGCTTCCGAGAGCAACAAATGGAGATTAATAAACAGCTGATTGAAGAAATCCTTGGTCAGCATGAATACATAGAGAAGCGCTTATAAGAGAGGTACCGGTTGCTCGTAGAATCGATGAGCCAAACGCTGGTGGCTCGTAAAGAGATTACTGCAGCTGAGAATACGGAGAAGAAAAAATGGTGGTATTTTGGAAGATAGGGGAAGTTTAAAAATACCACCTTGTGGATCAAGAAGGGACCTTGAGCCTAGTCAAGTTCTTACAGCGGTACTGGACTGAATGTAGTAAGGGAGGATACAAAGCTGTAAATGCTTGACTAACACGATTTACAAGCTAGTCATGACGAAGGAATGAAAAGGGGCGCTCTTCCCCGTTCATTTTTCCTTGCGACTTCCACAAAAAAATCCCGATTCTTTTCCAAGAACCGGGATTCCAAACAGCATTTATTATCTTTTCTTTATCCAGCCAAGTCCCATTGATCCTTCTCCTAAGTGTGTACCAATAACAGCACCAAAGTAGCTTAAAGAGAATTCGATATTGGGGAATTCTTGTTCTAATTCTGCTTTCCATTCTTTTGCTTCTTCTTCACGATTACCGTGGATGATGGCAGCGTAGTAGCTACCTCCATTCGTTTCTTCGCGGAGAAGTTCGACAATTCGCCTCATTGCTCTTTTTTTTGTGCGGATTTTTTCAAATGGGACGATTATTTTATCCTTAAAATGCAGCAATGGCTTTACCTGCAGGAGACTGCCGATGATTGCTTGAGCACTGGAAAGTCGGCCGCCTCTTTGGAGATTGGATAGATCATCTACCATAAAATAAGCGTTGCTTGTTTGTTTTAATTCGTCCAGAATGGGTATGATTTCTGCTGCGGTTTTCCCTTGTTGGACTAATTTGGCTGCTTCTATTGCATAGAAGCCTTGAACCATGCAGCTTATTTCTGTATCAAAAGCAAATACTTCAATGCCCTCGACCATGTCTCCAGCAGTAATGGCTCCTTGATAAGTGCCGCTGATTCCACTTGATAAATGAACACTTATTACTTCATCATAATTCTTAGATAGTTCTTCAAATAGCTCTACAAATTTTCCAATAGCTGGTTGAGAAGTAGTAGGCAGGTCCATCTTTCTAACTGCTTCATAAAATTCAGATGCAGTTAATTCTCTTTCCTCCTCATATACTTCTGACCCTAAGAAGACTGTCAAAGGGATCATATATATATTGTACTTCTCCCTCACCTCTTTAGGAATATAGGCCGTACTATCTGTAACAATAGCTGTTTTCATGCAATTAGTTACCTTCCTTATCTATTCTTTGTATACATATTTTAACTAAAAAAGTTTATTAGCATTATCTATTAATTCTATTATAATGCACATAAAGAGGAATTTATATGGAATTTTAAATGGCAAGGAACTATTATAACAGATTTTTCACTTTATAGGTTGATTAGAATGGCAATAATTCTTCCCTATCACTTCCTCTAATTCTTTCGCATTTTCATATAATCGCAAGGAAAACACCAACTTCACCAAAATAGAACTATTCGTTAAAAAAAGGAGTTTCCTCAAACCAACAAGTGATTTAGGTAACCCCTTTTTTCTTAACGAACTTCTACCCAACCGTTTTTAATAGCAACAACTACTGCTTGTGTACGGTCGTTCACATTCATTTTTTGTAAAATATTGCTTACATGATTTTTAACCGTTTTTTCACTAATAAATAGTGCCTCGCCGATTCCTCGGTTACTTTTTCCATCAGCAAGAAGCTGTAAGACCTCACATTCACGTCTTGTTAATAAATGCAATGGTCTTCTTATTTCTACTACTTGAACATGATGTTCATCCGAATTTGCATTCTCTAATGCTAAACGGCGATATTCATTAACGAGATTATGGGTTACTTTCGGGTGTAAATATGAACCTCCATCTGCTACTACTTTAACTGCTTCAACCAATGCATCTGCATCCATTTCCTTAAGCAGATAACCGCTCGCACCTGTTTTAAGGGCATGGGTTACGTAGTTTTCATCATCATGAATAGATAGGATAATGACCTTTGTCTCTGGAAATTTCTCTAGTAATTGTCTTGTTGCCTCTACACCGTTAATGGTAGGCATATTAATATCCATGATTGTTACGTCGGGTTGGTATTCTTCGATTAGCTGAATAGCTTGTGTACCATCGTCGCCTTCCGCTACTACTTCGAAACTCGATTCGAAGTCGAGAATTCTTTTTACCCCTTCTCTAAATAATTGGTGATCATCAATAATAACTATCTTTGTAGTCAACTGCTCCGCCTCCCTTATTTTCTTTAGGCTTTCGTCCCAATGTTATTTTTGGTAGGAAAATGAAGTTCTCGCTTTCCTATCCAGACAAGTATCCTCCACTCCATTCAACGCAAAAGTGTTAAACATCATTTTGGTTAAAATAACATACTTCTAGAAAACAGTCATTTTTATCATCTAATAGGAACGTTGATCATAATAATGGTTCCAACTCCAAGTTTGGAATCAATGGTTAATTCCCCATCCAGTAGTTCTACTCTTTCTTTCATCCCAATTAAACCAAAGGATTCTTCTTTTTTCTCATTCTTATCGAATCCTTTTCCATTATCCTTAACTAAGACGATAACTTGCTCCATTCGTAATTCTACTTTTACGGAGATTTTAGATGCTTCTGCATGCTTTAAAGCATTTTGGACTGATTCTTGAACTAAGCGAAAAATGGCAACTTCATATTTGCTTGGAAGTCTTGTTTCTTTTCCGATGGTGGCAAACTCAATTTTAATTGATTCATGATACTCTTCTGTTGTTTTCAAATATTTTTTTAGCGTCGGAATAAGACCTAGGTCATCTAAAGCCATTGGACGAAGATCATAAATAATTCTTCTTACCTCATATAATGCACTTCGTACCATCACTTTTAAATTTCTGATTTCTTCAAAGGCCTCTTTCGCCCCATGCTCTTTATATATTCTTTCCACTAAGTCAGAACGCATCATTACATTTGCCATCATTTGTGCAGGACCATCGTGTATTTCTCGAGAAAGTCTTTTTTTCTCTTCTTCCTGGGCACCAATAATTTTCAGACCGAAATCCTGCTTTTGTTTGGCGTCTTCGATTACTTCGCCAACTTGCTTTAAATCACTAACCAAATAATTCATCACGACAGAAATTTGTGTGACCAGATGTTCTGCCCGCTTAATTGTTTCATCTAGCCCTAACAATCGCCGCTCTAGATCATCACGGCGTTCTCGATACTGCTTTTCTAGGTGCCGATTCATGCTCAAATCCATTTGCAGTGTATGTGCTCTTTCATAAGCTTCGCGTACTTCTGCTTCTGAGTATTCATTAAAATGCTTACTCACTTCTGATAAGCGTTTACGGGCAAACCGCGACTGGATTTCTAGCTTGTCTCCTTTTTCTATCGTTTCTAATACAAGAACTTTCATTTCTTTTAATTCTTCGGTAAGGGTTTCATAATCTTGTCGACATTGTTCTCCAATACGAAAAATTTCATCTTTGCTTGAACCAACGGTTTTAATCATTTGTTCTACAATATAATCTAACGTTTTTGTGTCAAATTTCCTTATCAACATATTTAATTCCTCCAAAAAGGCTAAAACCCTTCCAACATCCATTCTTATTTTAGCTTGAAAGTTAATAATATGTTTAATTCATCGAAAAATAAATTAAAATCGTTATTTAGACATATATCCCCCTATATAAAACCATGTCCGAAGACCTATTAACATCAAGAATTACTGTGAAAAAGTATGTAAAAATGCAATAATATAATCTTATCCTATTCTATACCAAAAAAAAAGTAAAAGAAAATAGATAGATAACGGCGCCTGTAATCAAAGACTCGTAAGCCTCTCCATGAAATATAGCCCATACCATATGTAGCGGGTCTTTTCGAGCATGGAGTTTTACTTATTATATCATGCTTGCTAAATCGCTATATTAAGATTTGATTACAATGCGAACAATAATTGAACAATAAACAATGTCGAATTATAATGAAATAAGACTAATTATCGATTTTCTACTATTTTTTTATAGAAAATGGTTACAAAAAAAAGCTTATATAACGAACAAACCAATATTAGTGGAAAGAGACACAAAGAAAGGAGCTGCCCATATGCTTCCTTCCTATCTTACTGTGCCTAGCTACGGAGAATATGAACTAATTATTCAAAAATCACGCTTTATTGCTCATATCGCTCGAACAGAAACAGAAGAAGCAGCACAGGCTTTCATAGGAGAAATCAAGAAAAAACATAAAGAGGCAACACATAATTGTTCTGCTTACTTAATTGGAGAGCATGATCAAATTCAAAAAGCAAACGATGATGGGGAACCGAGTGGCACCGCAGGAGTACCAATTCTTGAGGTCCTGAAGAAAAAAGGACTGAAAGATACAACAGTCGTTGTTACCCGTTACTTTGGTGGGATTAAGCTTGGTGCAGGTGGGCTTATTCGTGCTTATGGAAAAACAACCTCTGAAGGATTAGCAAATATCGGTATTATCGAAAGAAAGTTAAAGCAAATAATCAGTGTATCCATCGAGTATCCCTTACTTGGTAAAATAGAAAATGAATTACGTTCAAAGAACTATGAAATTAAAGATATCCATTATTTAGAAAGTGTCGAAATAGATGTCTTTGTAGATTCTGATGAGGTGGAGACTTATAAGGATTGGATAACTGACTTGACGAATGGACAAGGTATTATAAAAGAAAAAGCCACCTTGTACGCAGAAACCCTCATTTGAATTTTTTACAATTAATACAAAAATATACCTGGTATAGAAATAAACTACTAATTTACGTTAAAGAGTGATAGAGGTAAGATAGTATGTATGATTTCATTCCGCTATTTCTTAATTCAAAAAGGAGAAACTTATGGCAAATAATACAAGAGAGACTTTAATAAAGGATACAAAGAAAAAGAAACGAAAAAAAATTAAGCTTTTTATTTTTGTCCCATTGCTGGTTATTATCTTAGCAGGGATTGGTTATGGAGCTACCTTATATTCCAAGGCAAAATCAGTGGCTGATGATTCTTACGAGCCAATTGACCGTGATTCTAAAAGGGATACAAAAGTAGATCCAAACATTGATGACGTTTCGATTTTATTCATTGGAGTAGATGATAGTAAGAAAAGATCAAGC